TTTTGCCTCTGTTCACTCGTTGGGCCTCGCCGTTTGCGTCGGTTTGCCAAATAACAACTTCACCTTCTCCTAGGGTTTTTTCTCCAGGATTTACATTAATCCTAGCATTAGAATCCTTGTGAATAGCTCTTAAAATTACTTTTCCCATGTCTTATACGTTGTTAATTGTTACACCTTCTACTTTTGGCCAAGGCTTTACCACGGTTTTAAACCAATCTTTTAAATGATAAAAGTTTTCTTCAACATAAAAATGTCTAACTGGCAATTTATCATCTTCTTCTGCGGTTACCAACTCCGCTTTCCCTAGCTCTGTGATTCTATTTGCGTACCTAGCTTCTAGAGATGCGCTGTATCTGTGCTGCATTGTTGTTTTTACCCATCGTTCATACTCCTCCATATTAGTAAACCAAAAAGGAGGCGAACTTCTGAAAAAATCAAACTGACCAAGCAACTCGTCTTCGTCCCATTTTTGTAAATTTTTAACATACAAACCAGAGTCTTCATCTTTACGATAACCCATATCCACGCTTCTAGCGTTTTGGCTATAGTTAAGAACCTCTTTAAGCTCTAAGGGTCTAATATGAAACCTAGGCCAAACATCAACACCGATCTCGTTATCGGAGCTAGGAATAAATATAATTCTTGCACTAAACTTATAATAAAGAGAATATTTAATATTTTTAGTTATCATTTTATTCGCCTAGTGGTGTGTTGATTGTCTCTTCTAAAAGTTTTCTATAGCTTCTCATTTTTGAGTTTTCGTTTTTAATACCGCTTTTTACTAATAAAGATTTATTCTGTTTTCTTATGTCTTTTACACATTTTATAACTGCGTCAGCAAAGGCTTGCGATTGAGTGTTGCCCAATCCTGTTTGCATTGTGGTTATCATGATGTTTTTACCCGAAGTCATTTCATGAGGAACACAGGGGTATATCACAAAGCCGCCGTCGAAGCCGTGATCATAACCATTAAAAGCCCAAGTCTCTATTTTAAACGGAGTGCCCGCTGGTATTTTCCCATCCCAGTGAGTTACGTGAGAGGTTTTGCCAGAGACCATTCTGTGCCCGCTATATATAGAATAGAACTCAGTATCTTTAACCCCGCTGGTTGAAGTCAAGGGAGAATAACTCTCTGAGTCTAAATTTTTATAAACAAAATCCATGCGCCCAGAGATAGCTTGATCTGTTGGCAAATCACAGTTCTCAGAGGTCGGGAAATAGAAGGTATCTTTGTAAGCTGTAAATAAACCGTCGCCCGTAGCATTGACTCTGTTGCCGCTAAATGTAGCGAGGCCTGTTCCTGTGTGGTTTACATAATCCCAATTACCAGAGCTAGTAAGGTATTGATGATACCCAGTCTTTAAGAATACTCCTTTTCCTGTATTTAATATATGAGGAGAAACCCAAAGTATTTTTTCATCGGCTAGCCCGTCTGTAGTAAAGTTTGTGTCGCTATGAATAAACCAAGCAGCTACATCTGGGTAAGCGCTATACCTTGATTTTATTTCTTCTCTGGACAAGTAAGGAATCCTGCTCTGAACGTCTTCTGTTACCGTTTTATTTAATCCAACCCCAGAAACATAACCATAAAAATCAGGACCTATAACATAAGGATATACTGGATTCTCTAACCTGTCTACCGCAGCGAAATAAGCGTATGTTCCTTGCGGGTAATCTGGAGTAATGCCGCTTCTTCCATTGTGCTCATCCAAATCTCCCAGTCCATCGACGTATTCATAATCTTCCACGTAATAACCAGATGCGTAATCCGAATAAGAAGGAGCATCAACGCCCTGTCTAGAAGTCTGAGATTTTAGCCTGTAACTTGAAGTTAAATTTTTGATTGAACTCGTAGCGTCACCGCTATCGCTATAAGCTTGAGGTCCATATATAGGATACCCATCTAAAGCATAACCTATAATTGGGGAGTGCCCAGTTGTTTCAACGTCGGTCAAGCATTTGGGGAAAGTTTTATAATAATAAGCGTTATGAAGAGGCAAAGACGCATCCGACTGCACATGCCCATTGCATCTGTCCGCGTCTACCCTAGTAAAGTAAGTGTCTTCGTGGAAAACCCCGCTATTGTTATAGCTTGTTCCATCAGTGGCGCTGCACAAAAATACACCGTTGGTCATTTGCCCCAAAACAAATTCTCCAGATGTAGATTTTAATTCTGAATTTAAAGCGGGTCTTTGATTTACATTTCCGCTCCTAGTCACTTTAAAACTCTTTACGCTATTATCTAAAGATGCATAATTAGCGAAAGGTCCAGCAACGTGCTTCGGTAATGAAGGCGCGGTTGTATATATGTGTCCGTTATCACCTTGCGAAAAAGATAAGTAAGCCACATAGTATTCCGCGTTATCAGGAATCTTATGATAGGAACCGCTTTTAAGCACGATTAAGTCTGAGATTTGATGCGTATGCCTATTGGGTTCAATGTAAACGTCATGATTGTAAGGGCCAAACCAAGAGCCTTCAACGTGGGGTCTATCTACATATGTTAAACCGTCTTTTTCAAAATGCCACTGGAAAGATGTAGGGGTATTAGGGTCAGAAGCAAGCAGGTTGGCAACGGATTTTTTAGTAAACTTGCTTAAAAATTTATATCTTCTATGAGCGGGGTTTTTAGGCTTGGTGTTTTCGTACAAAGAAATGGGATTTTTATAATTTTCGAAACCCTGCAAGATTTCTTCGAACATAGCCAGTTTGTATCTAAAAGTTTCTGTAGAATTTAGTTGTAAATATTTATCTACTTCGTTATCGATTTTATATTTAGAGTAAACTAGTCCGTTTTCAACAAAAAGCTCTAGATCGTCATTGTAGTCGATGAATCCTCTAGCCCTAATCTTGCCGTCCTTAGTTAAGTATACGGGCTGACCGCCTTGAACGCCTATATCATGTTCGTCAGCGCGAATAAATGATGATTCTTCTCTACTATAGGGATTTAATGACATACCTTTTTCCTTTATACTCCACTATATTCTATTGGGTTTACACCCGTTTAAACAAAAAAACCCCACCTTTTCAGGTGGGGTTGAGTTTAATTGTTCGTATGCTTTAGACAGCGATACCAACCACTGCGCGAGCGTCAAGACACACACGGCCCTCTTCGAGATAGCCGTAGAAGCCTTGCTTCTCAGCACGCACGAGGAACTGATCATCAGGAAGAACGTTGAACGTGCTTCCGCCTTCAGCGTTGCGAGCCAGAGGACGCACAAAGGCTTCTCTGGACAAATCAACACCAACGATGAGTTCGTCGTCGTGTCCGCTAGTAGCGCTGGAATCAAACGTTCCGCCGCCACCACCCGGAATATCGGTGATACTGTTAGCACTCAAGATGCTAGCAAACAACTTGTTGTACTTCTGCTCGTTACCAAGCTCAAGCAACTCGTGAAGAACCACGCCGTAAAGCGAAGCCATTCCACCGGAGTTCCAGATGTCTTCACGAACATTTTCGGGAAGAGTGATAGGACCGTTACCAGTGTCATGTCTGCTTGTGGAGTAGTTGTGAGTGTTCATAGCGCCATAAGCAAACGCGCGAACCTGCTCCATCATCTCAGGGCTCATGAACATGTCAGTAAGACCTTTAGCGGTCAGACCCTCGGGAGTTCCACCGTTAAACGCGGTGTTGATTCTCTTGATGTGGGTCATCAGTCTGTTCATGTCGTGTGGAACGAATTCGTTCTCAGTGCCAGAAGAGATAACGTGCTTCAAGCTGTTGGTTGATGCTTCACCAAGAGCGCGGAGCACAACGGCCCAAGCGTTTCTCTCTTGCTTGATCAGAACTTCATTGGACATGCGCTCGATGCCTTTGCTGATAACGTCAAGACGAGCTCTGCGAGCGTATCTTTTGAGCCAGCTAATGGCGGAGTCGAGACGATAGGTCGCAACCTTCATCTCTTGCATACCAGTTACTTCTGAGGTGGGAAGGCCACCAGCAACGTTTTGAGACCAAACCTGCACGTAGTCTTCGCCTTGGTCATGCCAAAGGTCCAACGGAATGCTAGGATGATCATCCTCATCATATTGCAAATCAGAGAACAACAAACCGGAAGTACCAGCTTGCAAAAGAACCTTCTGCACAACCGGACCGATAAAGGCCGCGAATGCTTGAGAAGCCTCAGCTGCAACAAGCTGATCTCTCGATCCCATTGCTCTAATAAGTTCTACTTGTTCGGGAGTATTTTTTAATTTTAATTTCATTTTAATTTTCTCCTAAGTTAGATGTCCAGTTTGATTAATGCGTAACCATTGTCGTCTTTAGCTCCGAGAGCTGTTCCGACTAATTTGTTAGCACCACTGTTACTACTAGTTGTGATTTCACCGCTCGCGCCAGCGTACAAAAGCTGCCCTGCGCTAAACGTAACGCTAGTCCAACCCGAACTGTCGTCGCTCTTCAAAATAAAGAGTCCGCGAGTTGCGAGTGGAATTGATTGACCTGGAATAACAACGCCCATCTCTGCCGCCTTGCGGGGGTTGTAGAGAAGCTTTTCGCCGTTTTCGTCTTCGTCGCGCATAGCTACGAGGGTCATGCCGATTGGCTGATCACCAGCATCAGCAGCCTGTACCTTAGCGGAAAGACTCCAAGTTGTAGAAAGAGCTTTACCCGTAAGACTCAAGCCGCTAGCGCTATCGCTAAGATCGACTGGGTCCGAGTCACTCTTCCATCCCGTATGAATGTCCACCAGCTTACCAGCTTGGAGCAAAACACCATTGGTGCCAGTAGTCCCATTGAAGGTAAACAGGTTGATAACATCATGTTCGTCATATTGTCTGAATGGTTTAATGTCTGACATAATTTATTCTCCTGTTATTAATTAATATTAAAGTTTTCTAAACTGAAGGCGGCTTTATACTTGTTGTAAACAGTGGGCTCTTCAACGTCGGTGGTAGCCGCAACAGCGTCTTCCTCAACTTCGGCGTTATCTAGAGCATTCTCTACAACTTCTTTAGCCTCTTCTTCTTCCTGAGAAGCTTCAACGACTTCAGCAACAACCTCTTCGGTGGTGGCTTTGGCCTCCTCAGCTTTTGCAGCAAGGGTTTCTTTGTTCTTATCTCTGAGAAGGACTGTCATCTTCTCTTGATAAGAGGCAAAATTCTCTTCGTCGAGCTCTTTGATGTCGCTAGCAATAATCTTGCGGTCTTCATCTGTGAGTTCGTATTCTTCGTCAAAGGAAGCCATTCTTTGATTAAACAGTTCTTCGGCTTCTTTGGCGGCTTTTTCTGCTTTCATGACTTCAAGAGAGTCGCTAACCTCGGTCAACTTACTCTCGATATTAGAATGATCTTCGGAAAGCTTCTGATTCTTTTCTTCCACTTCTGCAAGAGCTTTTTCATGAGCATCCTTTTTAGCGGAAAATTCCTCAGACGCTTTCTTCAGTTCCTCCTGAATAAAGTCATGGATAGCCGAAGCCTCCAACGTCTTTAACGACTCGTCATTGATATCTTTCAAGCTTGTGATTTTCATAACTACGTCTTTGTTTTTATTTACATTATCTACATCAGAAAGAGAAGTGTTATCTATGGTTTTTGGCTCATTTTCTTCGGATAACGAGGTATTATTTTGTTGCTCCTCTTCTTCCTCAGATTTGACTGCAACACCTTTGACGTCTGCCGCTGGCGTTTCTGTCAAGCCGATCCCCAATGGGATAACCTGTTCTACTACCTTTCTGTAAATAAATTCTCCTTGTTCTGTTACTCCCGTTCCTCCTAGAGCCCTCAAATTAGCTTTGAGTTGATCAATCTCTTCGGGGTCGGAAATAATTTTGGCATTTTCTATATTTTTGTCGCCGTCCTGCATGACTACGAGCTCATAATCAGAAAAGCCCAACTCCCAACTAGCAGAAATTCTCTGGTAGTCCTCATTTGTGGGGTCTCCAGAGTCTTCAATAAGTTCCGCTAGGTCGGAATTGACAATTTTCCACACAACTCCACCTAAAGTAATATTAAATGGGCCTTTGTTAGCTGCCACTTGCTCTTTGGTTAGTGGCCTATCAGAACCGAACTCGCTAAATCCTGCGGTTAAAATAGTTCCGATAACTTTTTGCCTGTTGTGTTCTATGTTAATTGGTTTATTAATAAAATGATCGCAAATTTCCATAGCTGTAGCGGTATCAATAACGTCTCCGTTTTTGTTTACTCTGTTTGCTACGCAAGCGTTGAACGCGATTGGAAGTAAGTCGATGTTCCTATCCGTATCTATTTCCGGAATAAACTCCCCGACATCAACAAGACTCGCCATTGCGAGATACTTATCTTTTTCTTCAGTGATGAGAGGTTTAACTGTAGAGCTAAAAATAGTGGTGTATTTCATGATTATTGAATATTTGAATCGTGAACGTAGTACCAGACCAAGCTAGAAGTCGAAGCGCCAATGTATACTCCTTGATTATCTCCAAAGTCTACTGGTCCTGGAAAATTAAAAACCGCAGATTGATCAACCATGCCAGTATCCAATTCGAATATAACAGTTCCACTAGTTTGTGAGCCAGTGCTGTCTTGCCTAAAGGTCTGAGTTCCAGAGCCTATAACGCCAAGGACACGGATTGATTTTCCTTCTCCTTGTGGCGCAATAACACTGCCGCCAGAAATTAAGTATTTAAACAGGGGCGGCTGGCTCCACCCTGTTTGCATAAAGGTGTTATAACCTGCTAGTTTTCCCATTTAATTACTCCTCTTCTTCTAGGTCAACGTGAACTTCGTGATCTACAACGTCTTCTACAACGTCTTCTACAACTACGTCGTGTTTTACCACTTTGTTGTTGTCACCATAATTTGCTTGTCTAATCCATTTTGCTGCCATAATAATTTTCTCCTTTTTAAATTTATCTTAATATTGATTTGCGGGGCACCCATTTGCCGTGCCAGCAAAGCGTCAACCCGTTATTTTTAACCCTTAGGTGTTCGCATTCGCAAGGCCCTTCTTCGGTAACCTCTTGCGTCTTATCTTCCAAGACTTCCTCAACGACCCTGTCAACCAACTCTTCGGCCTTATCTTCGTCGATCAAGCCTTCTTCGACGAGCTCTTCGACAAGCTCCTCTGCAACTTCTTCTACGACTTCATCGGCTGAATCCTCGCTTTTCAGATATTTTTTCCAATAGTCTGTGTTCATAGTCTATATGTTTTACACAAAAAAAGTGCGTTTTACCAGCCAAATGGGCGGTAAATCTCAAAACCTCAAAAAGAAGCGGGATACACCCGCTTATCTTTTAAGTAATCAACTGTCAGCCGTACAGGCGCAACCGCAATTTAATTCACACTGGCCTGAATCGCAGCATGCTTCTTCGCAGGAGCACGGCTTGCATGTATTGCAATCAGAGCCCCAATCGCACCCAATAATAAATAACGCTGGTATTAGTAATAGTAGTTTTTTCATGATTTTATTTTAAAATTAACATTTTGTGTTTTGGAGTAACCCTCAACATGAACGGAAACATCTTCTTGACTTCAGCTTCGTCAGCCGTGGTGTCTAGCTTCTCTTTTTTTGGCTCATGTTCGATGGGCTGCTTCGCAATCTCATCGTCTGAAGGCATTTTGACTTTCGGGTCCAAAGCCCACATGATCTTATGCTTCTCGCAATAATCTTTCATTCTACGAACTGGGACAATTAAGTTGAATCCTTCTCCAGCTCCTCGCACCAACATGCCGATGTATCTTGCGTCGTCTTTGAGATAGACCCCGCCGCCAGAGCTTCCTGGAAAAGCGGTAACAGTTGTTTGGTCAAATACGAATTTGTTTAAACTTTTAATAAGTCTTCCATGCTGAGAGTAGATACCATCAGTCATGGAATTTGCACCCATTTGGCCTAGGAGAGAACCAACGTGTAGAAGGTCCGTGCCTAAACCTGGGATTTTATCGTCGAGATAAAAGGTAACCGTATCGGTTACAAAATTTGTTTTGCGGACTCTAAGTAGCGCTAGGTCGTGACCATCATCGGCGTCACTATACTTTAAAACTTCTGCGTCCATTTGCAAGCGGCCAACGGTGCGTCCGTTCTGTCGAATCTCTTTAACAATCATCGGGTCTTTGAATTCAACGATAGTCTTCTTGACTCCATTAACTAACACTTGTCTTTCTTTTCTGAGGTTGTCGATAACATGAGCTGCGGTCCATACAAAATTAACCAATTCACCTTTCGAATTTTTTCTGGTAAAGATTACTCCAGAACCTTCGCCGTTAGACCATTCCCCTTCTGACCTAATGGTTACAGAAACGGTTTGAAGATGTTCCGCTGTTTTGCTGTTTGTTTCGGCTGCGTGAGAGCCGTTCAATAAGGCAAAGCCTAGTACGAGTGATAGGATGATGTTTTTCATAATGCAAAAAATTTAATAATCTATATAATAAGGGTCTGTTTCCTCTATATATAAATCCTCTATGCTGTCGTATGGGTAATCCATATCATGATCTTGCGCTTCCAGTTTTGCTTTGTGCAAATCTTCGTTGGAAGGCACGATGATGTTGGTAATGTCCATCAACTTATTGTAGGAGGTTTTTTTGCTTATATCCAAATTTACTTCTTCTATATTACCCGAGCTAATTTGGAAAAATAGGTTGACTCTAGCTAGCGCCCACTCGTTCATGGTGAACTCAGAATCGGAAGGTCTAAGCCTAGCGCCCAAACAATAAATCTCTTTGGCTTGGCTAATTCGGATTCTCTTTTCGTGTTTAGAATTAAATTCTTTTAGTTTACTTTGTAAGATTTCAATAACTTTGTTTGAGAAGTCTATAGCTTGTTTTTGCTCAGAGTCTTGCTTGGCTTTGGGTATAAATACGATCTCGTCATTATCTTCTGACGCGCTAGAAACATTGAATAAATCGTAATCCAGTTCTTTCATAAATTTAAACCCAAAACTATTATATAAATTTTACACGCAAATTATAATAATCGTTAATTATAATTGTTTTCAGGTATAATGACCATTTAAAAGGGCGGTCAAATTATTTATTCTGTCGATAAGTTTTTTGATGGCGTCACTCTGGCTTTCGATAATAGCTCTCTGATTTCTCATTTGTGATTCTTGCTCATTGATGTGGTTAACAGCGCCTCCAAGGCTTTGCTCCATTCTTATTAGGTTTTCTCTTAAGAATTGATTTTCATTTCTGAGCTGCGATTCAACGCTGATTATGTGGACACTAAGCCAAACTACGAATGCTAAAACGAAAAGAACCACCCCGAAATTAATTGCTTCGATGTGGTTTTTTACCCAATCCCAAGAGTTTTTAATGATTTTCATAAGGTTCCTCTAATTGGGTTTACACGCAAAAAACGCCTTCCCCGATTAAAGGAAAGACGTTTTAAGTCTTACAACGAATATAAATCTGCCGTATTATTGGAGATTTAGAGCCTGAGACAACGTGCGAACAGCTTTGTCAACTAGGGCGTGTTCGTCATAAGTTAGCTTGCTTTGTCGGGCGAGATTGACAAGCAAGTTAAAGCTTTGCTCTTCATTGAGTTCTTCTGGAAGCTGCGGAACTTCTTCTTGTGGTTGATCGGTTTGTTCGCTCATATTTAAATTATACCATTTAAAATTTAAAAGTCAAATTTATTCTTCAAGCTTTTTTTCTAACTCGGAAACTTTAGCGTCCAATTGTTTTATAGCGTTCAGAGCAACATATAAAAGAGAATTCGTACTAACAAACTTAATACCATCTTCTACTCCTTCGTTGTAGCCCCTGTAACCCATGAGGCCGTACTCTTCCGTAGTAACCCCAATGTCGCTTAGGGCTTGCTCTAACTCTTGAGCCACAACACCCACTCTTTTTCTGGGTGTCTGTTGTAGATATATTTTTTTGTATTTAAATGTTTTTACATTCAATAACCTTATCAAGTCTAAGCCTATATTAGTGCTCTCTACGTCGGTTTTGAGTCTCTCGTCAGATGGATGCTCCGGATGAAAAGAGAATGCTCGATTACACAACACCTCGTCATACATTGGGTCGCTTGTTGTGATGCCTCTACCACCTACGTTAGCGCCTATCCTATAATAAATAGTCCTCTCAGCTCCACCTGCCAGTGTATAAGTGGTGGATGACCCATCCGCAGCACTGAAAGGTTGTATACTATTAAGCTTGTGCCAAGAAGATGTGCTAGCGCTAGACTGAATCGCTCCAGAGACGGTAACGATAGCTGCTGTTCCATCGAAGTCTGTTCCAAAAATTTTGCGGGCGGTTTGCAGCTTGGTTGCTGCGGTTGCGGTTAGCGCGTTACCGTTAATGTTTACGCTGTCAAGGGTTAAATCTATAGACACTTCCCAATGGCTAGCGTTGGATGTGCTGGGGGTTTGACCGGAAGCTGCGGTATTAATTTTTAACCACGTTAAGTCATTATAAAAAACTTTTTTACCGACAGCGTATGTTGTTGAGCTAGAATAGTTAGGAGCTTTAGTTCTGTTGTGGGCAATGCTGGTTCTTCCTATTTCGAATGTATCCGCTGGCTGAACAGCGGTGCCAGCTAAACTGCCTTGAGCAGAAGTAGCGTAGCTGCCCGAGTTATTGTATGCTGCGCTTCCTAATCCTAAAAATGCTTTTGTTCTTGCGGCGTTTACTTTAAATGGTGTTGTGTTGTTGTCTTTGTAGCCCAACAGTTCAACTACAGCAGCATCTATGTCGCTTGGATTGTCTACAAGTCCTGTCGGCCCCCTGTCGCCTTGGTCGCCTTTATCGCCAGTGGGTCCCACTGCCCCAGTAGGTCCAGCGTCTCCATCTGCGCCCGTAGCTCCTACTGCGCCAGTGGGTCCAGTGCCTCCTAAAATTCCATCTGTGCCCGTAGCGCCTTTAGCACCTGTCGGCCCTGTTGGTCCTGTTGGTCCAGCTACAGTGCTATCTGTTCCGGTGGGTCCAATTGGTCCCGCTGGTCCAGCAGCGCCGCTTAAGTTGATGTCCCAAGAACTGTGCGAGCCGCTTCCTGTAACTGAGGTGATATTGATCGTCAAAGTCGTTCCTGAATAAGCCGTAACATCCCCCTCCATCTTGTTGCTTGAATCATGAGCAGCAATCGCGCTTTGACCAATACTGTAAGATAAGCCAGCATCTACATCCGTGAACGATACACTTCCAGTTGTTATGGTTTTTGATTGTGAAGAAGAGGTTTTATATTTATCACCATCTCCTGTAACTCCTTGGTCGCCCTGAGAGCCTGTAGGTCCAGCGTCTCCATCTGTGCCCGTGGCTCCTGCTGGGCCAGTAGGGCCAGTACCCCCTAAAATTCCATCTGCGCCCGTAGCGCCTTTAGCGCCTGTAGGCCCCGTTGGTCCTGTTGGTCCAGCTACAGCGCTATCTGCCCCCGTAGCCCCAGTGAGACCAGTAGGGCCAGTAGGGCCAGTTGAGCCCTGCAAACCTGGAGCGCCTTCATCACCGATTAAAGACGTACCTGATCCCCAGCCTGATGAAGTTTTTGGGCCGTATATAGAGCTATTAAGCGTGTCTAAGTAAAAGTCTCCAATTTCTCCGTCGTTAGAATCAGGCGCCCCATTCCCACTAAGTATTGTATTTGCCTCCCCTGTGGGTCCAGTTGAGCCAGCGGGGCCGGTAGGCCCTACCTCACTGCTGCCCGGTCCTGTGGGTCCTGAGGGTCCCGCGGGTCCAGTGGGTCCATCCGAACCAACATACCCATCTGCTCCGGTTAGGCCAGCAGGCCCAGTGGGTCCTGAGGGTCCTGCGGGTCCAGTGGGTCCATCCGAACCAACATACCCATCTGCTCCAGTTGGACCAGTGGGTCCACCTTCGGAGCTAATTTTAATAACTCCCCCATCGCTTACTAAGAAGTTTGTGTTATTAGAAACAGAATCAATTGTATCTAATTTTAAATCACCTGCAACATGCAATTTCGCCCCCAAAGAAGATGATACGCCTACGCCAACCTTACCATCGTCCAGTATAGTTAAAGCGCCACTTGTACTTCTTGTGTTGAATACTAAGTTGGGATATCCGTCAGTAGTGGTATAATCTACTTTTATAGAAGCCATTATCGTCTCAGCGGAAACGCCTTGGGTAAACGCAATGCCACCATAATTGACTCCGTCAGCAGTGCCTTCATTGTTGATAGCTAACTGGAAATTTTGACCTTGATTGATCCTAGAAACGGCGAGTTGAAATTCAGGAGTAGACGTAGCCTCTATGCCTACTGCGACATTACTTATCCCTCCCGCATCATTTCTAGCGAGTGTCAAATTAGCAACGTTTCTAATTTTTATAGACATCTTTTAAAAATTGTGTGGATAAGTATCAATCAAATGATCTCCATCATCATTGGTAAGAGGTATCAAACTATCATTAACCAAGAAGTCAACAACAAACAATCCTTTACCTTCTGCCGAGACCACGCTTCTACCATAATCATAATCATTAGACATTGAAAAATTAATAGTTGATGTTTTATTATTATCAATATCTGCACCATAGTTTACACTCTCAAATCTAGCACCCATCATCCTAAACTTCATACCCTCTCTGGAGAGGTTGTCGGTAAATGTGACATAAACATCGTACTCCTCGTCAGTTCTTAAATTGTCCAAGAAGTCACCCTTAGCATCTTCACCCAAAGAAGTCGATACAGGAAACTCTCCATCTTGAGAAGAAAGGGCAACCGAGAATGTAGACTTAACGGGTAGAAGTACCGCTCTATCGATGTAATACTTATAACCAACCGCTGCGATATTATCTCTAGGCATAGGAACATTCAAAGTAAATGACTGCATCAAATCTGTATGAAATCTTAGCGGCGGATTCTCAGCATCTTTGTATACCTTAAGATCGTCCACCCAGAAAGTCTTGTTGGGTTGTGTGGTGTGAATATATAAATATTTTTTAACCGAGTCTAACTTAACTCTCTTTTTAATTTTCACCCAGCCGTCTTGAAATTTTATATTCTGAAAAGTTGACAAATTAGATGTAACAACAGGATTAGCCGAGATATCTGAAGTGACTGAAAACTGGACATTAAAGGCGGAGCTAGAGTCTGTTTTAATGTAGATTTCTAAAGTATAATATTTATCGACCTGCATTAGATCGTGAGGCATATCAACCCCAACGCCTACACCAGTATTACCTCCGACTACCTTTAAGGATTTATTGCCCGCGTAGGATACGGTTCCGTCGTTGGTTTGTGTTCCTTTGTAGTCTGTGAGCGTTGAGCTATCCTCGAAGTCTTTATTTAAAAGGGTATCCGTAGTTGCTGGGCGAGAGATTATTTCTACGGTGGCATCGCTAGGCTTGAAGGTATAATTCGGATCGATGTTTGGGTTAACTCTTTCGTAGTTGCCCGGAACCATGAACTTAACGTCCTTGTTGGTTCCCGCGTGGTTTTTGTTATATGTGGTAGCGGTCTTAGCGTCTAGCCAAGAAACGTATTGTCCAGATGCGGTATTTAAATATATAGCGTTATCGCAAGTCCAAGATGTGTCTGCTTTTGGTAAGTCGCCTAAGGTTATGTCTAAAGTATAATTGGTGGCGTAAGCATTTTGGAAAACCACCATACCCATTTTATCTGTATTAGAGTGACCTATATCTCCATAGCTACCAGCGTTTATGAGGTCTTGAATTTCTGAGGGATTTCTTTTAACCTCTCTAATGTCTGAATCGTTCTGGTTAACTGCAAGGTATATATTTTGCTGCCTAGTGCCAGAGAATAAAAAATCTCTAGTAAACTCTTTATTTGAAGAATTATTATCGCCTATACTTAAAACGTTAAAACCCATCTTATGCTCATTGTTCAAGCCTTCTAGCGTGTGGGTTATATTTACGTTGATGTCGGGGGGTTGAGTGATTACATTATCATCGAAGCTGGATTTGCCTAAAATGCCAATATCTTGCCTAACCGTATTGAAGTCATAGGAAACGTTTTGAACCCTGTGGATTCTTTTGATGATTTCGATTTCTGTTCCGTTCTCGTCTTGAACGTATGGTGAATTTAATTCGCCGCTAATTAAACCAAAGTACAGGTCTTGTACGTTGTACAGTACCCTGTTCTTCTTTTGTGATTCGTCTGCCATACATAACCTATCCTATTTTTTACTGGCGTACAAGATGCTTGCCAGATAATCATCTATTTGGTGTTCTGCGGCGATCTCATGAATTTCTTTTATTCTATCGGGGTTATGGTCAATTGGTTTTTTAATATACTTTTCGATATTGTCATTCCAATCTTCCACTTCCTCATTAGCTATAATCAGGCAAGCAATATCTTCAGCGACTTGCTTTTGCTGCTTGCTTAACCTTTTAATTTCATGCGTTTTCCTTAATCCTGCCTCAACTGATTTAAACAGTTTGTTTGCCGCCGCCATATTTTCAGTAACCATGCTAAGGTTAAAGCTCGCGTATCTAGATTGCTCTCCATCGCCAATCGGAGATTTATTGCTTTGATCCTGAGGGGAGCCCTCTGGTCTACCAGCTTCTTTACCAGGCCCCTTAGCACCTCCCGGTAAATTAGGAGCATTCTTAGCTTGCTTCTCTTGGGTTTTGATATTCATTTCTTGAATCTCGCGTTGAGAATCAATTTGTTTATCAGCCAGCTCTTTCTGAGTGTTGGGTCCTCCGAGTATCGGTTCGTAAAGACCCTCTTCTTTGTGTTCTTTAAACTCTTTCTGGGAGTTAAGCGAATCTTCTTTTCTGGGCAACCTTCCTGTCTCGATGGCTTCAATACCTTCCTCAGCGGTCAGCACACCAATCTCAACAAGTCTATTATAAACTCTAAGCATGTTCGTGTTGTCTTTTAAAGAGATTCTATCAAAGTAAGGAGTTGGGTAGCTCTTAAAGCCCAGTTCTTGAGCCACTCTTTTCATTTCTGGAATTAAAAAATCATTAAGGAAAGCTTGGTGAGCTTGAGCCAGTCTGGCGACGAATAATTCAACCTTAGCATTCTGATTTGCAAACGTGCTTTCACCGACTAAAATATTGTTTAAACCGATCTGAATATCTCTTTCGACCACTTCGTATTTTTTAGGGTCTAACAGAGAACCAATATTGGGGACGACAAACTCAGCTTTAGTTGTATAGTCAGCAATTAACACTCTTCCGACAGACTCGTTCTGGAAAAGCGTCTGCATAGCAGTAAGGTTCTTTTGATTGACTCCGCCCTTGTCTGGTTCTGCGCCCATAGTAATAAGCAAAATGGCTTGCTGCATGGTTCTAGCAATCGCCATATCCATCTTCTTGAGCTCAGCTTTCCAGTTGATATCTTCTAGCACAGGGAAACCCATTGGCACAGCAAATGGCTCGTAATCCTGCTTTTTGTAAAACACAGCGTTAACTTTTGCTTTATCTAGCTGTAATAGAACGGTTGAGCTTTTCTTTTCGCCAATTAGTTTTCTAGCGTTTTCGTCTAGGCTTTTGAAAATTTCTTTATCCTCATCAGTCTTTGGGTCTCTAATTCTAGCCAGCTCATAATCAGAAAGAACTTTGTAATAACTTCCAGAGTGGAAAGCGGCTGAACCCCCAAGCTGAATATCTGCTGGGTTAAGGATTATGTATCTAGCGGGAAGACTAACGTTTTTTGATCCTTTGGCTCCGTATACCTGAGTAATCTTTAAAGCGTCACTTGTTGCGAGCTTAGCGTCAAACCTATATAAAAATACATTACCTGATCTATAATACTCTCTAAAGAATCTGTCTTGTAAAGACCATATATTTATCTTTTTAAAGAAAGACTCAAAAAAGGCTCTTGATTTTTTATTGCCACCTCTAAAGTATATATCCCCAACGGAGAACTCGGTCATCAAATCAACAACGTTCCTAAACGAAGCGAAGTTATAATAAGCCTTTTGGCAGAGAATGACCGTATCTCTAACGTCAATATTAGATTTGTTATTTACTCCACTGGTAGCGTACTTATACGGGATGAGGCCGTCTTCGATGTTTTTAAATCTATCGCTTCTGGTGATCGTAGATGCGACATTTCTCCTTGACCTAGTCGCTGTCGTTGTAGATGTAGTCGTCGCGGCTATAGATTCTCCAGCCATTAATGGGGTAGAGTCTTCCGCCTTTTTTCTTCTAGTCCTTTTACCTTCCATGCTAAATCCACTTTATTTTACACGTTTTCAGATCATTTGAGGAACAAATGTTGCTTCTTCCTCATTTGGAATTTCAATCATATCATAATAACACTTTACAGCCCAATTACCCAACATTAGTGTCGTATAGTTATCTTTTCGCGCTCTATTCTGAGAAGTGTCTCGTTTTAGGTGCTGGGGCAGGTCAAATGTCTGAACTCCTTTCGCGGTACTTTTAACCTCTACTAGCGTGCATTGCTTTTTGGTCTGATATATAAGGTTATCCTGATTTTCAATTAAGTCAAGTACAGTTTCACCATTTTTGAATCTTAATTTAATTTTTTGATTTGTGGCTCTAGTGAAGGCGTCTGGGGCTGGAGATATTCTAGAAGCAAACCACAGCTTCTTATGATCTATACAGGCCTGTAAATACTCGTTACCATTCCTAATAAAATTAGTAGTAAATACCTGTTTAAAGCATTTAACTCCATCCTGCTTATTATACACCCTCCTAGCTTTCCTTAGCATCTTCTCGTAATCTACGCCTTCTTTATCGGAATCGAAGTCGAAGAATTTCATCCGCTTCTTAGTGAACGCCCCGTTCTCATTACAGGCGTCGATAAATTGGAAACCAGCATTATCAATTATAATCATTTCTAAATCAAATGCGTCGGTCACATAATCCATGTAAGCGATATGATCTTTGAGGTCTGCACCCGGCACGGCATAGTTGTGAACCAAGGTTGAGCTGTATGGATTTTCTTCATCCAATTCCATAACAGCCATAGCAAAGAAGTCAGAGCTTGGACTATTGGAAAATGATGGGTCAATACCTAGTATGTATTTTTTACCTTCTTCTCCACGTATTTTAAGGGTTGGAAACTCCCCATCGGGAACCGTACATTGATGCATCTTCTTCGCGCTAAAGTAAGAATCGCTGCCATCAGTAAACTGAGCGCAATACTCACGCTGAAAACTAGAATGACTTTGTCCACCGCTTTGAGCTTCTTCGATGATAGTTGGATCGATCATCTCCGTAGGTAAAGATTCGTAACCCATTTGGGAAATAAAGTAAGTAGCATCACTATTGTCTTTGCTGTAAATTT